ACTCATTTTTCTAGTTTTGATTCTAATTTTACCAAGGAGATGGATGAATCTTTTAAGGAAGGATTCACAATTGATTGTTCATATCTTGGCACGATTATAAATATGTCATGTGCGGGAAAGATATTCTGCTCTTCGTATAAAGAAGAGTCTTTGAATATAATGAAATCACTTGGTTTTGTGCAAACCACATTGGATAAATTGTATACTGATCGTTTCTTACCTAAATGGTATATGAGGTCAGGGGAACGTATTTTTGTTTATCATCCTGTTGTATTTTCATTACGACACAAGGTGCACTTAGAAGTCATCCTTGTACATGATGGACTTACTATTATGAAATTACCTTTGATTTCAATTAATGGTAAATGTGCTGCTTGTAATGTTGTTGATAAAGAATGTGAATGTCCTGCTACAATTCAAACTGTTCACGATACGTCTAAGAGGACTATCGGTAAAACGCCTGAACATTTGGTTCATAAAATTTATAAATATTTTAAAGTTGAAGGTGAATATGCTAATTCATTTGTCGATGAACCACAGAATTATTTTTTGAAAAAATTTACTGTCATTAAAAATGATATTAAATTGGCTATAGTTAATAAATCTTCTGTCCAAGACCCAGTCAAAAAGACTCATGTTAAGAAAGAAGATGAAATTTCTCAGACACTACCACTTCAAATTCAAGAAGAAGTTTTAAAGATTGAAGAAAAGAAAGAACCTGAACATAAAACTGTTAAAGAAATGGTACGATTTTATGTTGATAAGGCTTTTGATAATTTCAAAAATATTGGTGGAGGTCTCGGAATATTTTTACAATTGGCTAAATCCTATATTGTACAATTTACTGATACAATTATAGAAAATCCCAAGACTACAGGTGCTGTCGTTGCATTAGCAATCACAGCATATAATCTACCAGCATTATTTAGACATGCTAGGTCTTATTATTCTCAGAATGGCATAGATTCAGTTATTGCTGAGAAAACTGTATTTCCATTACATGGTGTTATTGGAGCTATTGGTGGTAATGCTGGCACAATGATGGTGACCAGTTTTGCACTTATATCAGTTTGGGATAGATTATTTGATGAGAAAAAGGTTGAAGACTCATCAGACTTTTGGAACATATTGGGCCAAGGCCTTAAAGGGATAACCAGTGCAGTTGGTTTTTTGGCAATGTTGTTGCAGGCAATTAATGTTGCTGCATATGCATCTGTCGCAAATCCCCTTAATTATGTTGATCCTTTAGTGGGCCAAAAGCAAGGTACTAGTGTACTTAGATCAGAAAAGAAAATTGAAAAACATGAAGATTCTCAACCAAAAAATTACAATTGAAACGTAAATGTTCTACTTGTAAAGAATCTTATGAATCTGATAAACCTCTTGAATCATGTCCTCATTGTAAGGTTGTATTTAGGAAGAGTTGTACTGAATGCAAAAAGAATTTCTTGCCTACTTGGGGTGGTCACGCAATGTGTGACTCCTGTTTTATTGCAAAAAAAGGGAAAAAAGAGAAAATAATCAAACAGAAAGAAGTTGAGATTATCAATCCAAAGAAAACTCATGAAAAGAAAATTAATGAGAAGAAGAAAACTTCTGAAAAGAAGACTTCAGTGCAAAAAACAGAAAAACATCGTTCAAGAAAAAC